GGTTTGTACACAACTGGTGGTGGGGAGGCGCAACCTGCCAGTGTTAGCAAGCTCATGCATAGCAGTTTGCTTTTTAGATATTTCATTCTTTGCCTTTCTTAATGCTGTTTCTTTATCAGCAAGCTTAGTAGTCATGTTCTTCTCTAGCTCACGGGCTTCTTCATTCTTCTTAGCTATCTCTGCTTGCATATCAGCGTCACGCTCAAGCCAGCCGTAATGATGACCAGTTTGATATGTACCAAATAGTGCAACTATTGCACCAATGATTAGCCAAGGAAGTGGAATAGGGAACATCAATCCACCTCTTTTCTAGCTGCTGCTATCTCTTCCCTGTCCTCATCAGGTTCCATATGTTCTGGTGGTGTCGTTGGTGGTGGACCGGGAGTCCAGCTTTCATCTAGCTCTGGGTTCTTCCACACAGGCATAGCACCAAAGGGCTGGCTAGGAAGGCCATAGGCAGACTGTGGCGAGGCGTAGCTGCTGTTAGGCATACCATACCCGCCACCACCACCATATCCATTACCACAGCCCTGCATTGGAGGCTGTGATGGTCTGAAAGCATTCTGTGCTGAGTTAACAGCCCTCTTACCTACAATGCCACCAATACCACCTACAATAAGTAATACTATATCATTAAGCATCTTGGTGTATGCTTGATCAATAGGAGCCATACTCTTGATTGGTTGTGTTACAAAAGTAACAGAATAGAGCAAGGCAAACACAATACCAAATAAGATTACTGTGATTGCAATAACCACAAATCCCCAAACTCTAACTTCAAACTCTTCAGTTGTCAGCTTTGGTTTTGGCTGGCTTGGTGTCATCATTTTTGTTAGCAGTTCTATCAATTTGTTTCTCCAAGATGGGGGCTACTAAATACTCAGGGCATGTCTGTGTGAATTGACATCTAGGTTTCTGGCATGGCTCAGCATGAAAGTTGTCAGGGTTTTGACAGAAGTATCTGTACCTATCCTCACAACCAGTGAGCAGTAATAACAATAACAAATATTTCATACCATTACATCCACAGAATTTGCTTTAACCCACTGAGCTTTAATAGTTTCTTGAGTTTGACGATCTAGTTTCTGAAGCTCTTTCAAGTGTTGCTGATGAAGTACCCTCTGGTATTCACGCAACATGTTTGCATTATGTTGATAGGGTGTTACTTTCATAAGCCAACCTTTCCTAATAACAAGTTCACAATCTTGTCAGACAAATCATCAGGCAAGAACTTCAGGAAGCCTAAGAAGTACAGAGCCACACACCCATAGACAAATATCTTTATACATAAGTCAAAGGTCTTTTGATATTCGTTCACTTTGTTCTCTCAACATTCACCGCCCACACCTTCTAGTAGTGTTGCAGAACTCCATCAACTCATAAATACCAATTCCAACCAAGAACAAAACAAAAGCACAGCCACCAATAATTATTGCCAACTCATTCATCTCAGCTTCTTTTTCTTTGGCTTTCTTTTCTGCTCTCTCTAAGGCACGAAGCTCTCTTGCATCATCAATATCCATCTGATCTTGACGAGCTTTAATCTTGTTCCACACATCAATCTTGCCTGTGGTCATAAAGAGCATCTTCAGCTCTTCCTCAAAAGCTCTGGCCTGTTCAAGTGCCATCTCAATCTGAAGAGCAGTTCCCATGTTGGAACCTTTACCCTTCTTCGTTTCAATCAGGGCTTTAGTGGCAGTCGATTTAGCGTCAAATAACTTTCCAATCATTGGGGCTAAAGACCCAAGATCAGATGCCACAGCACTGGCCTTCTTGACCATGCTGATGGCACTTTGTATACCAGCTAGTGCGGTGATAGGATCAATCATCGCTCAACCTTTTTCCATTCAATGCATACAACTTTTCTGTTATACACATCTCCAGTCCATGTCCAACGGACACATCTATATTTCTCCTCTTTGGACCCGATAGGGAAAGATATTAATAATAAAAGTATTACTGATGCAGCTTGTTTTCTATAGCCAGCCATATAGCCCCACAGAAAGCACCAATAATTAAGATGGGCTTCACTGCTCTAGCAAGCCATTCAAGCACAACGAATGCACCAGAAGCTGCATTGAATGCAGCAACCACAGTTTGTGTGTTCTTATCTAGCTGATCCACCTTAGCTTCAACTTCGCATAGGCGTTCATAGATTTGAGCGTGAGTGACTTCGTCTGCCATTCTTAACCCCATACTCTACGCCAAACCGATGGCGCAGGACTTACTTCAAATGCGTTCAATGGTGCTGAATCTTCATCAGGCATTACTCTAACATTAACGTGCCAACCTTCCAAAGGAATAGGTGTTGGAGGATTGTCAGGGTCTGGAATATCTTGCTTCTGATACAAGATTCCTAGCACATCAATGTTGATGTAATTAGGAGTTGTATAAGCCTCAGAGACTACGTTGCCTTCCTCATCTAATACTTCAGCATGAGTCGTATAAAGAACAGCATTAGCCGCTGTCTCATCAGTAAATTTTAAGAAAAAGTCTTGATACATTTGTAATCCTTAACTTGTCAATGCTTGAAGATTTGCGTTTGTCACTCTTAATGGGTAATAGGCAATCTTTTTGATAGGGGAATTGCTCCACTGAAAAGAGCCAGAGCTACTGCCAATAAACATACGGTCAACAACAGGAATAGTTGCTGATGTGTCAGTCACTACCACTGCTCCATTGCTAGACCCAGCAACATCATTTGTTTTGTATGCTAGAGTCGCCTTAAATGATGACTGAGCCGCTACACTTCCCAAACTCATATTGGCTTGCGCTGCTCCTGATGAAAATACATATCCAAAAACACTTCCAGTGTTTCTATAAATATCAATCTGAGTAGTTCCACTTGCGTTGGTTATGCCTATAAACCGACTTGCTCCAGACGCAGTTGCATCAGCTATAGCGTCAACATACAAAGTACCTTCACTAGCATTAAACCAAGTAGAGAAGTTAGTCCCCGTCATACTTGCGTTATCAGCCGCCCGTGTGACTTGTGATGCTACTGTGGGGATGTAGGATGTGGCAAATGCTCCTGCTTCTAATTGTGCTCCCCAGATGTAGATGCCTGAGAATCCGTCACCTGTATAACTTGTGCTTCCTGAATTTATAAATACATTCATGCCTCCGTTTGCAGTAGAAGCAGTTGTTCTAGTAATAACACAACGATACCAACCATTTCCAACAGATGTAATTGATGATGTCACCCCTGAATCGGTGCTTGTAATTGTTCCATTTGCTAAATTAAAATATGCACCAGCATTAGTGGAAACATCATAAATAACAAAATAAACAGCAGTTCTTTCACCTGCTTTTAAATAAACAGACGCAGTATTACTAGTTGCACCAATTGTTCTACCAATTTGGTAAACATTATGTTGCGTAGTTGTCGCTGTACTTTCAACAAATTTACTACCTGTCAATGTTCCATCAGGCGCAACAATTATATTGGCAGTAATACTACCTTGAACTTTTGTCCAAACTGCATTTGAGAAGTCAGAAGAATAAACATTTAAATTAGTCCTACTCTCCTCAATCAACAATCCCAATGATTCACCAGTAGTAGGGTTGTGGTCAAACCTAGCTACACCTGATGCCGCTGATTGCAAAGCAGGGATGTAGTTTGTAATGGCTTGCGTTGTTGTTGCTGTGTAGGCTGTTACTGCACTGCGTTGTTCTAACTGTGCGCCCCAAATGTAGAGTGAGCCAGTTTGTCCAACATTAGAAACTGAAGTATTTGCGTTCACTCCACCAACCATAGCAAAATTACCAGATACGCTTGTAGAAATTGTTGCAACACATCTATAAAATCCATTAGTGGATGCAGTTATTGATGCAGTAATTCCAGTTTCTGTTGTTCCTATAGTTCCGTTTTGAATATCAAACCAGACATATCTTGGAGTTGAACCTGAATCTGTCAAACGCAAGTAAATCCATTGCTTATCAATGTACTTTACATAAACAGAAAATGTATAACTAGACCCATTCCCTACAAATGCTTGATACCCACGAGCAGTTGCAGTATCTAAAAAAGCAAATGTATCGGCTGTAGTTGTTCCATCTGGCGCAGTAGCAGTATTTGCAGTAACAGCTACTGCGTTATATGTCCAACTAGCATTTTCAAAGGTTTGGCTTTGCAACACCAAATTCTCTTCAGCTTTAGCAGTCGTGACACCATTGTAAAAACTAGCTGTACTTGCTCTAGTAAATGTAATGCGGGGGTCAAGTTGCTTAGTGTTAGCAAAGTCCAGCAAAAGGCTTGGCTTGATTGCAGGGAAGTTAGCTTGAATAGCCATAGTGTTTCCTTATGCTGATGCGGCTTGCAATGGCGCAAGGTCTTCAGTTGTCCAATAGTCTTTAGCCAACATAATTACCAAGTGTTCTTTGTTGCGTGATAGGCAATCAGCCCACTCAGCGTCAGTCATGCCTTCTGGCTTGCCAGCATTGATTAGGTTTACGCTGTCCATTGCAGCAGAGTAGTGCTGTGCGATTTCTTCTGTTGTGGGTTTTGGCATGATGTAAGACATAGTTATGCTCCTTTAAGGGTTGCGATTTCAGATTTAAGTGTTTCCACTTGTGCCGTTAATTCTTGAACTGCCTTGACTAAATAAGGCACAAGGTTTTGCTGAATGGCTAATACTTTGCCATCTGCGTCCACCAAGGCTTTTTCAAAGTCATTTGCATCGTGCGTTTTTACTTGCTTGGGTAATACTTGTTGATACTCTTGTGCAATAAAGCCGATGTCGTGTGCATCGTCTTCTTTGTAGTCAAACTCAACTGGACGTAACGCATTGATGATGTTCAAGCCATTAGATACGTCAACGATGTTTTTCTTAATTCTTACATCAGAAGATGTTGACCATTGCGTTTGATTGTTGGTGTTGTAAGGATCACCACCCGCATAGAACGTGCCGTTACCTTTGCCTGTAATGTTGTAACCTATAACAACTTGACTTGTTGCTGTTGCTGTGCTTGGTCTGCAATATCCACCAATAATAGTGTTTGAACTACCTGTTGTAATAGGAACTGTGTCATAGCCAGCTTGCGTACCAACCAAGGTGTTGCCCGTGCCAGTTGTCATATTGTTGGCGGCTTGATAACCAATGACAACATTGCTTGAAGCACCAGTTGAGTTGTACATCGAGTTTGAGCCGAGCGACACATTGTTACTGCCAGCGTTTTGTAGACCCGCATAAGTGCCAAAATATGCATTGGTAGTACCACCAGCGTTTGCGCTTCCTGCACCCACACCAACAAATGTATTATCGTTACCACTATTGGTACTACCAGCACTAACTCCAACTGCTACTAAGTTCGCACCCATCGAACCCACAGATTGACGACCTGCGTTATAGCCTATGCAAACATTGTTATAACCGGAGGTGTTACCTGAACCTGATTGCGCCCCAACAAACGTATTACCATATCCAGAGTTAGTGTAGTAGCCAGAATTCTGACCAATAAAAGTATTTACAGCACCGTTACCCGCAGAGGCTACTGAGTAACCAGCATTAGCACCAACAGCAGTACAACCACCAGTGCTATTGCTTGCAACTGAACCTGCGCTGTACAACGCACGATAACCAACTGCCACATTAGAACCAGTATAGCCACTGACTGCTGGATTGGCTGAATACAACGCTTGAAAGCCAATAGCCACATCGTTAGAACCTGTGGTGTTGGTATAGAGTGCCTGATAACCTACGGTAGTGTTGTTAGATGCTGTGGTGCTAAAAACAAGTGCTTGATGACCAATTGCCGTGTTGCTACTACCAGTAGTTGAAAAACAAAGAGCCTCAAGCCCCAAGGCCACATTGTTTGCACCACTTGTTAATCTTTGAAGTGCATTAGGGCCTATAGCCATATTGTTAGAGCCAGTAGCTACATTTGTTGCATCACCAATTGCAAAACGACCTATTGCAATATTATATGTTCCTGTAGAAATTGACCTTCCAGCAAGGTATCCAAGGGCGGTGTTGTAATCAGCAGTGGCGTTCAAAAGTGCCCTAAAACCAACCGCAGTATTGTCTGTTCCAGAAATGTTTGTTTTGAGGGAATCTAACCCGACAGCCGTGTTGCCAACGCCAGTTGTTGCAAGTCCAGCGTTATATCCATAAGCAGTTAAAAAGGGTGTGCCACCGCTTGTAGTTTGCTTTCCATACACAGTACCTAATGCAGTAGGCGTAGCGGCAGTAGCACCACTTGAAGCCGCAATCGTAATTGCACCCCCAGCATTGGTGATTGTGATGTTTGTTCCAGCAGTCAGCGTAGCTTTAGTCAATGTGTTACCAGTGCTATTACCGATCAACAGTTGTCCATCGGTGTAACTTGTCTGACCTGTACCACCATTAGCTACTGGCAAAGTACCCGCAATGTCATTGCTACTTAGCGTTACATTGTCATGGTATGCCAATGCACCCAAATACTGATTCAAAGGAATCTCATTAGCACCTGTGCCTATATCTGTCTGAATAACAGTAGCAACGCTATTCTCAGTTAAGGTTGTGAAGTTACCCGTTGCAGGGGTTGTTGCACCAACAGTGCCGTTGATGTTAAAGCTGGTTGCAGTGCCAGTAATGTTCGTTCCAACCAAAGCACTTGGTGTTCCAAGAGCAGGGGTTACTAGAGTAGGGCTTGTAGCCAACACATTGTTACCAGTGCCTGTGTTGGTAACAGAGACTACGTTCTTACTAGCATCCAATGCCAAAGCAGTAGAAGCAGTTAAACCAGACAGCGTTAATCCTGTAGTGGTGAGAGCACCAGTCATGGTGTCACCAGACTTAGCTACATAGTCTGCACCAGACAAAGCAGAGCGAGTCCATGCTGAGCCAGTCCACAAATACAATTCATTGCTTGTGCTGTTCCAATACAATGCACCAGTCAATAAAGCATTGCCATCGTTATCAACAGAAGGAGCAGAAGCTTTGCTTCCTAAGTAACGGTCATCAAAGCTGTCATAACTAGCAGCAGCATTTGTAGCTGATGTAGAAGCAGCAGAGGCAGAGCTAGATGCATTAGAAGCAGATGTAGAAGCATTGCTTGCACTAGTGGCTGCATTAGAAGCAGAGGTGGCTGCAGCAGAAGCAGAGGCAGCAGCAGCAGTTGCAGATCCTAAGATGCCATCAACATACAGTTTAGTTGTAGCATCAGCATTATCTGTTGGAGTACCCAAGCCTGTAATCTTGGAAGTACCCATCGCAATGGCTCCAGACATTGTGCCGCCTGATAAGTTCAGCTTCAATGCATCGGCAGTGTCTACATAGGTTTTAGTGGCAGCGTCTTGGTTTGCTGTAGGATTTCCAAGACCTGTAATCTTGTTTGTCCCCATTGCAATAGCACCACTCATAGTGCCACCAGCAAGATCTAATTTTAATGCATCTGCTGTATCAACATAAGTTTTAGTGGCAGCGTCTTGTGCAAGAGTTGGATTTCCTAAACCAGTAATTTTACTAGTACCCATTGCAATAGCACCACTCATAGTGCCACCAGCAAGTGCTAGTTTAGTTGCAATGGAGTTGGTAACTGTGGTGGCAAAGTTGGCATCATCACCTAAAGCAGCAGCCAATTCATCTAGAGTATCTAACGCTCCGGGAGCAGCGGCTACTAAGTTGCTGATAGATGTATCAACATAAACCTTGGTGGCTGCATCAGTATTTGCTGTGGGTGTACCAAGACCTGTGATCTTGTTTGTCCCCATAGCAATAGCACCCGACATTGTGCCACCAGACAGATTCAACTTTGAAGCGTCTGCTGTGTCTACATAACCTTTGGTAGCTGCGTCACCAGAATTGGTAGGGCTAGTTAGATTGGTGATGGTGGCAGCAGTGCCAGCATCCATGTTCAAACCACCATTGATGGTGACATCATTAAATGTTGATGTGCCTGTAGAGGCTGTAACATTACCAGTTAAGTTACCAGTGACATTACCAACAACAGCACCTGTGTGTGTACCTGTAGTGTTACCAGTGACAGCACCAGTAAGTCCACCAACAAATCCTGTGGTAGCAGTAACTGTAGTGCCTGTGATGGCTAAAGCAGAAGAGCCGCCAATAACAGCACCATCAATAGTACCTGCATTGATGTCAGCAGAAGCAATAGTTGCTGCTGTATTAACTGTTAAGTTTGTTACAGTGGCTGCTGCTGGTGTAGTTGCACCAATAACTGCTGAATCAACTGTGCCACCATTAATATCAGCAGTGTCAGCTACTAAGCTGTCAATGTTAGCTGTACCATCAATGTGTAAGTCTTTGAATTCTAAAGAACTAGTACCTAAGTCAACATCATTGTCTGTTACTGGAACAATAGCACCATCTTGAAAGCGTACCTGCTCAACAGCAGCACCACCAACTTCAACAAACACACCATGACGATTGTTACTTGTATCAGTGGCAATCTTATTCAATAAGTCAGAGTCACCAATGACAGGAACAGGATGACCCTCGGCAGTAGTGCCATCATGCTTGTGACCACCCGCCACATTAAACGCATCACGCAGAGCGTTATACTCATTGTTAATTGGTGCAGCTCTAACTACGCCCGTTGGGACGATATCAGCAGCGGATTGTCTTACATAACCTGTCAAGGTAGTTCTCCTTAGCGTCTGTCATTCATCGAATAATTCAAGACCAAGCCCTGAATTGTGTGACTAGCATTCGTATCATTAGTCACATATTTGAAAGCAATGGAGAATCCAGAGCCTTCAATGTTTGTCTTCTCTACTGGTGATGGATTACCATCGTAAATTGCTGAAGCATCATAGATGGCTTCATTGTAATAAGCAGCAGCACCAGTTGTTAAAATGTTATAGTTGGCTGGATTGAAGACATTAACAGAGTCATCAAAGTCATAAGCCACACCCATCACAATATTAGTCGATCCTTCACTACGCAAGAATGTAGAAATGTTATAGAAGTTTTTACGGATTGAAGGATCTTGAAAATAGTAGAAAGGTGTTTGGTAAACACTCAGGATTTCTGTATTATTAAAAGAACTCCCTGTCTCCTGCTTATACACCTTACCAGTAGCATCTCCATGAATAATAATTTCATCAAGTCCACTGTATCCACTAGCAGCACATGTAGCTGGAAAGCCAAAAAGCTGGCTATACTCAAAAGATACACCACCTTCACTAGCCCTAAGACCACCTAACAAACCAAAGGTTCCTTCGGCTGGCAAGAACAATCTAAACTGTGACTTCTTACGAATTACTACAGAGCTTAGTGTTTCTGGATCAATAGAACCAGATACAAGTTCTTGTAAAATTGCTGTAATGGTGAATTGAATTTGTTTTGAAATTGTTTCTAATTCAACATCATTAATTTTACTAGTTCCAGCCACAGGTCTAAAACCATCAGGACCAAGAAACACTAGATTTCCACCCAGTTCTACCACACTATCAGGTACAACACAACCTAAATTTGTTGTTACTTCACCAACCACAAAGTCAGCAATGTTAGTTCCTGTCAAACTCTTAATGGCATTCTTACCAAAGATGTACAACGTATCTCTAAACTGTTTAATCTGAACAATTTCAAAACCTACATTGATAACAGCAGCACCGTTAGCTGGATTGAAGTTTGTCTCACTCAATGGAGAAGAGACATATAAGTTATAAGGATCTGTAGGGTCACCAGCTAAGAATAAATGATTCTTAAAAGCAGCAGAATACTTAGGACTATTAGGAGCATTAGCATCTGTAATTTGTGTATATGTAGTTCCATCATACACAGCCGCTGGATTGATGCCATCTGTCAATACAAACTTAGGAGCACTCCAATTATACCTAGTAAACCTAACCTTCTTAACTCCCACCATCGTAACACCTGCTGGAGTTGTAATGGCTGACCAAGTTGATGAAGAATTTACCCATCTATAAAAGTAGCTTGTACCAGCAGAGGGTCTGCGACAAGCAAAGATTCCATCATTTAAACTCTCTGAAACCATAACACCAAGTACACTACCTGTACCAGTTACAGTTCCATAACTATTAGCATACCCACTAATCCGTCTATACCCACCAGTAATAGCTGGCTCATAATTAATAAGCTGTGTACCTGAACCGGGATACATCTCACCTTGAGATAGTACATCCCTATTGGTGTTCATTCCACCAATACATGTAACCTTAAAGCCACTTATTCTATCTGCCATTAAAACACTCTAGGATGGAATGATGGGCTAATAGATGCTGTAGAACTCATATACAGAGGCTCATCTAGCAACAGTCTCCTCATCGCTCTAATACCAGTATCAAACTTTTCTTTGTACACTGCTGCACCTTGTTCATTAGATCTGAACATTAGCATGTAGAACATAGCACCATCAATTAATACATTAGTAAATCTGTCTGGAATAATGGCTACATCAGTAGATTCAACTAAGTCAGTAGGGAAAGACCAATACTTATATTCAATCTGATATGCCTGATCTGGGATGGGAGTAGCACCAAACTTAGACTCTTGTGTTTGATAAACAGCAATGGTAGGACCATAACCACCAGTGCCATTGGTGTCCTCTTGAGGACGATGGTTGTTCAAGTAGTCAGTGTAAGTAAGAACAGCAAGACGGGAAGGTTGATTGTTAGCTGCAGAAAGTCTTTTCAAATAAAAAGAATCCCAGTCTACAGTTGATGTATTAGAAGGAAAACTATATGTACCTGTACCAACAGTTAGTGTCTGGGTCTGGGTAGCTAAAGCAAAAGGCCATTCTTGTGCAGAGTGCATCAATTCTCTAATGGATGAATTGATAGCGTTCTTAGCTAGAGACTGGATGTTTCTAGCTCCATCGAATTCGGTGGAGTCTAAGACAACCTCACCCATTCTTCGTAGCAATTCATTCGTTAAAGAAATGTATGTAGACATAATTTTTAAACAATAAAAGGGAGAGGCGGTTAAGCCCCTCCCAGTATTAACTAGCTATTAGGCCAGTTGCTCACGGTCCACCGAGGCACGGGCTGGGCGACCATCGATGTTCATCAACACAGCCCATACACGCACTTCACCAGAGGTGGGAGCAGTAGTAGCAGTTGCGATCAACAAGTCGATAGTGTCAGCAGTACCAATCACCAAAGGCTGATAAGCAGCAGCGTTTTGTGCGTAAGCACCAGCAGCAGCAGCGTCAGCATCAAAGCCATCAACGAAGTTGTCAGGCTCAGTAGTAGTCACGCCCAAATCGAAAGTGGTGTCGTTTGACTCACCACCCAAGACGGTGATAACTTCAAGACCAGCATTCAAGATGAGAGTGTTAGCGGGAACATTAATACACTCGATAACGTCAGCAGCAGCCAAGGCAGAACCTTTAGCTGTAGCTGCGGCAGCGAAGTCAATAGTAACATCGACCAAGTAAGGGACAGCACCAGCGGTGCGACCAGCGGAGGCTGAACCAGCCAAAGTTGTAACAGTTGCCATTATCGTTCTCCTTAAGCAGCGTTGTATTTAGC